GCCACGCCGTCGATCGCCAGCGCGCTGAGCGACTGAATCGGCGTGTCCGGCAGCGTCAGCATCCCGGTGCCGCTGCCGTTGAGGCGGCGGGCGGTGTAGGTGACGGGCGTGAAGCTGCGGCCCGTCCAGCGCTCGATCAGCACCGACTCGCGGGTGATCAGCGACGCGATCAGGGCGTCCTGATTCGTCGTGCTGATCGCCAGGTACGCCTTGACGGCCGCGAGCGTGGTCAGATCGGCCATCAGCTCACTTCTTGGCGACTGCGGCCTTGTCGGCGGCCTTGGTGAAGCCGTGCGACTTCAGATCTTCGGCCACGTCCTTCGGCACCTCGACGCAGCGGTCGGCGTCGGCCTCCAGCGTGAAGCCTCGGGCCGAGATGGAAGTGCCGGCATCGGCCGGCAGTTGCATGCGGACCATGGTTTGCGAGAACGGGTTCGGTTGCATGGGAGGGTCACCTTTCGTTGTTGCCAAAAAGACCCGGGGCCGTGGTGTTCAGCCCCGGGACAAGCTCCTTGCAGAGATCTCAGGTCACGCGCTGGCCGCGATGTTCGTGATCAGGCCCTGGCTCGGCGGGAAGTAGTTCTGCAACACGCCGTCTTCGTAGACGCCGTACTGGTACTTCCGCGAGGTCTGCGGCCACTCGATCTGGTAGTAGTCGCGGCGCATGCGCATCTGCAGGATGTTGGTCACGTTGCTCAGCGGGTACGGCAGCCGCTTCGTGGTGAACAGCATCGTGCCGGGCGGCATGAAGGGGTGCAGGCGGATCTCCAGCTCGGTGTTGCCGTCCATCGAGTACTTGTTCAGGTACGAGCGCACGATCACCGCGCCGCCGGTGACCTTGCCGGGCTCGCTCGCGAACACGATGCGCTGGGCCCCGTTCGTCGATGCGTTCGCCGTGGCGCGGCTGATCGCGTTCATCTCCTGGCTGTTGACCCAGAGGGTCGTCGGCGACAGGCGGTAGTTGTCCCAGAACGACTTCAGCGCGGTGTCGATCTCGACCACGCCGCCCAGGCCGTCGGCCGTCAGCGCGGTGCCGGTGCCCGGCGTGCCGGTGGCCTGCACCTTCTGGTACGCCCCCAGGGCCGACTGCGACGCAAAAGTCAGCAGGCCGTCGAACTCGAGCGTGTTGCGCGAGTCGTCGGCTGCGGCCAGGGCCTGGAAGTTGGCCACGCCGGGCGAAACAGCCGCGCCGGTGGCGGCCGCAGTGATCGCCACGCTGTTGATCGTGGTGATCGCGCCCAGCGTCAGGTTGCCCGAGGCCGGGCCCCAGAACCAGGCGTAAGCCACGGCGCCGGCCACGGCGGTCACCGAGGCGGCAATCGTCGAGATGTTGGCCGAGACCGAGGTCGTCACGTTGGCCTGCGTCGAAGGCCGCGCGCAGCCGCCGAGGATGGTGTCGGTCGAGCTGTCGGCGTTGGTGCGCACGAACGACTGCACGATGCCGGTGGTCAGCGAGGCCAGCAGGTAGCCCTCGAACGTCAGCGCTACACAGCCCACGCCATACGACAGGTTGCCCGTGAGCGAGCCGCCGCTGTTGGCCGAACTCAGCGTGGCCGCCGGCGTGTTGCCCAGAGCCATCGAGCTGTTGCCGCCCAGGATCACGCGCTCCTCGGCGATCATCATCGAGCGCAGCAGGCCTTCGACGGCCAGCGCCTTGGTGTCCTCGAAGCCCTCGCCGGCGTAGTCCGCCTCGAAGGTCACCGTGTCTTCCAGGCCCAGGCCCTTGTAGGCCGCGGTGTAGTCGGCGGTGGTCGAGGTGATGATGCCGCCGCGGTTGCCCTGGCTCACGCCCGGCAGCACGCTGGTCGCGTTCACGCCGGTGACGGCACGCCAGTTGGCCTGGATGCCGCCCTTGCCCGAGACGCGCGGGATTTCGTTGCGCAGCGGGGTGATGACGGGGTAGAGCTTCTTCGAGGGCGCTTCGAGGTCATAGGCCGTGATGCCGCTGATCGCCGAATTGCTTTGCGTCCAGGCCTTGGCCAGGTCGCTGTTCGGGTTGGCCTGGGCCGCTTTCATCAGGGCCAGGGTTTCCGCAGTGGTCTGAGCATTCATGTTCGGTTCTCCTGTGGGAGGTGCGAGTGGTTCGGGGGTTGCTGGAGGTGTGGAGGGATCACTTGCGAAGGTCGGTCGGCGGCATCGCCAGACGAACTCCGCCAGTGGCGTGTAGGGACTTGATGAGACCGGCCGCCTCGTGCACATCGCCGAGGTCGTCCTTGATCGGTTCGGGCGCCGTCGCGGCCTTGGCGACAGCGTTCGGGTCGGTGTCGTCGACCTTCGAGACCGCGCGCAGCGCGATTCGCGCGGGCGCGGGTTGCTTGCTCAGCTTCTCCATGGTCGCGGCTTGGTCGTCGAGCTTCTTCTGCAGCGGCGCGACAGCGTCGGCAACCAGCTTTTGCAGGGCGCCCTCGTCGAGCTTGGCCAGGTCGCCAGTGGCGGCCTTCTTCTCGGCCGGAGCGCAAGCCGCGCCCAGCTCGACCGTCATGTCGTGGATCTTCTTGATGCGGGCGCTGTCGGCGCCGCTGTTGCGCGCACCGATCTTGGCCAGGGCATCGGTGACGGCCAACTCGAGCTTTTCGAGCGACTCGTCGGAGGCGGCGTCGGCGGCGTCGGCTTCGGCAGCTGCGGCCTTGGCCATCTTCTCGGCCTCTTCAGCGGCTGGCACATCGTCGGGCTTGGCCTTGGGCGTCGGCTTGCCGTCCGGGCCCATCTCTTCCTCGCCGTCGGCAGCCGCGCCTTCCTTCTTCTTGGCGTCGATCTTGTCCTGGATGAAGGCCGGGACCGCCTTCTCGACCAGGTCGGCCAGCGTCAGGCCGTGCTGGTTCATGAGCTTGCCCAGCGCGGCGACTTCATCGGCCGTGCCGTTGACGGTCACGTCGTCGGGGTCCACTTCGCCAGGCTTGAAGTCCACCTTCGCCAGCGAGCCGTCGGCTTTCTGCACCTCGAAGAAGGTCGCGCCCGGCATGCAGGGGCTGTCGACCAGCGAGATCTCGCTCGGCTTGGCGGTGTAGCGGGTCACGTCCCGGCCGTCCATCTTCTGGACCGCCTTGTCCGCGTAGGCGCCGCCGATCGAGAAGCCGGTGTAGACGCCCTCGAGCACCTTCTTCCACTCGTTGTCGTCGACCACCTTGGCACAGACGTCTATCGTCTTGCCGGTGTCGTCGAAGTCGATCGCTGTCAGCTTGCCGGCGGCGACCTTGCCGTGCATCGCGCGCACATTGCCCAGGCTCGCGCCGTCGGTGGCCTTCGCGATGTCGGCCGACCACTTCTCGAAGTGCGGCTTGCTGGCCATGTAGTCCATGACCTCGCCCGCGCGGTCGACAGCTTCTTCGGCAGCCCGGCCGAAAACCAGACGCTTCTGTTCATCGACCTTGCGAATTTGCGCGAAGAGCTTCATGGCCACGGCCTCCCAGGTGAGATGGCCGCGATTCTTTTGCCAGTGCGTCATGCGCGGGAACGCACAAGGCCGCTAAGGGGTGCATTTGCAATCCCGCGCGCGTGCATCCTGCACCGCTTGCATGGCAGCTTGCGATTGACGGCGCGGCGACGTGGGCGAAAGCAGCGAAAGCGGGCGCACGAATTTTCTTTGCGCGTGTTACGTAAAGGCTTGCGTTCTTGCTGTTTTCGTAATACATTCTCAGTGACGGATCAACGAACTCAGCAAGGAGAAATCAGATGGCAAGCATTTCCCAGGTCACTTCGATTCTTCCGGTCGTTCGCCCCTTCCTCTCCGTCTCGCAGCTGGGTGCGATGGCCAGCGCATGCCGCGGCGAGGAGCGCGCGGAGCTGGGCTACATCAGCATCAGCGAGCTGGTGCAGTGCGGCGCAGAACTGGACCTGCACTTCGAGCCGGCCACGCTCGGCGAGATCAAGGCCGCACGGGCTAAGGCAGCCGATGAAGCGATGCTCGACAACTTCAACTGGGTCGGCAGCCGGCACCATTACTGAGGCAGCGACAAGGGTTCGGCCCTTGTCAGTGCAACAGGAGATCGACATGAACGAACAGCAGCAGCCCGACAGCAAGCCAGGCGCCTACTACGTCAGCGCCATCGACGGCCCGCGCAAGGCCCTCATCCTCGGCCCCTTCATCGATGACCACGCCGGAGCGCTGGCGATGGTCGAGAAGGCCCGGGAGAAGGCCGAGCAGCTCGACAACAAAGCGTTCTGGTATGCCTACGGAACCTGCCGCGTGCCGACTGACGGCAGCGTGCTGCTGCGGGCCGGCGTCTTGAACCGCTACTTCGACATGAAGGAGATCGAGGCGTGACCACCGCCGAACTCGTCCCGAGCGTCAGCATTGAGAACCTGGTCAACCAGCGCGCCGCCGTCGTCGAGCGCATCAATGCCGCGATCGAGTTGATCAAGGAAGCGTCGAAGATCGCCGGCGCTGCGAACCTGGGCATGCCGCGCTTCATGCTTTCGACCGGCTACGGCCACAACTCGCACAGCGAGCGCGACCTGGCCGGCGCGCGCCTGCACACGCGGCGCGACGGCTCGACATTTGAGCACGATGGCGCCGACCGTGCCGAGATCGACAAACTGGTGCGCCTGGGCGTGGACAGCGCGGCGTGGCAATACCTCATGCACGAGAGCGGCCTGCGCACGCTCATGGACGCAACAGCCCGGGAGAAGTGGGACAAGGCGATCAGGGAGGGCGACATACCCGAGCTGAACGGCCCGAACGTCAGGTCGACCTTCACCATGCTGCACGACAGCCGCGGCGAGATGTTCGAGCGCGGGGTCATCGCCTGCTTCAAGTCGCTGGCCTGGGACTACAAGACGAACCTGCCGCAGAAGTTCGGCAAGCGCATCGTGGTGGCGTATCTGACCGGGTCGAGCAGCTACCGCAAGTGCGACGAGCTGGACGACCTGGTGCGCGTTTTTTCGGTGCTCGACGGCAAGCCTGAACCAGACCACCGCAACGGCATCGACTCGCAGCTGCGCAGCGCTGGGTTGAATGACTGGGTCGCGCGCAAATACGGCACGCTGGAGACCGACTACATGTCGATCAAGACCTTCAAGAACGGCAACGGGCACATCACCTTCAAGCGCCTGGATCTGGTCGAACGCATGAACAAGATCATCGCCAGCCACTACCCAGGCGCCCTGCCGGCGCCGAAGTGAGGCCTACAATGGGTGTTAC